GATTTTATGGATGATTCTAAAACTCGTCAAGAGTTTTATGACTTCATAAAAATGGCAGAAAAGTAAACTAAACTCCTAAACCGAAGTCGCTGATAATCTTGCGCAAGGTTTCGGCGACTTCCTTCGCATTCTCAAGTGTAACATCATGTGTTACTATACCCTTTTCTTGAGCAGAAAGCTCAATATTATCTAAATCTACAAATAAAGCTTTCTTAATCAAATCAACATAAAAAACTTCACCTTCAGGAGATAATGTATCTGCTATAGGCTCTTCACTGTCTGTATCTTGAGTCTGATCTACCACGTCATCATCCCCATCAGCTTCTTTAACATCAGATAAGGGTTTCGGGGCATTAGCTAATTGAGTTTTAGCTCTCTTTAAATCTTCGTACTTCTTAGCAAGCTGTCTATCTTCTCCTGAAGCCGCGGTAGGATTATCCTTAACCTTTTTCCATGACGTCGCCATGATTGCGATTTTATCGTCATCGGTTAAGTCGTTATACATATTTTCTACGATTGATAAGAACTTGCTCATTATAATTATTTATATCATTAGCATCTTATTTTTTATATCTCCGAAAAACTTTTTATCTAAAAATGTTAGTTCATATTTTCTACAAAACTTTTCAATTTTAGAAAAATAAAAATTTTTACGTGAAATTTTATCCTGATTACAGCATAGTATGTTAGTTATTTCTTCTCTCATACCAATATCATCTAAAGAACCTACGAAATAATTAAAATTTACTGTAGTAACGATATTTTGTACTGGAAACATTTTGATAAACCTATCAAAAATTTTTGACTCTTCTATATCTATATCTTCTGCAGAAGAGTTAAATAGTAGAGTTGGAATATATTTTTTATTGTTGTCTATAATACACTTACAAATGTTAGTTATGTAAGTATGGTAAAAATACTTTTTGATTACTGACTTATTAGAAAGCTGGTTTTCAAATATATTTTTAACGTGTTCTATATGAGAATCTGCAAAAACTTGATTGAGATTAACTAATTTATACTTTGTACTAGGTATTACATGAGTTATGTATTTGGCTTTCATTTAACTCTCGTATCTTTTCAAAATTATTTTCAAAAAAACCATCATAATCTGTTATAGTATAGGTTTTATAACGAGTATAATTTGAAAACTTAAAACTTCCATGCAGTTCTTCTGAAAAAAGTATGAATTTACATTTACGGGTTATCTTAACAATTAAAAACCATAGACTTGCGCTTTGTGCTTGTTCTATCCAACCGTCTAACCGTTTACAATCTGTAAAAAATTGATGAAATTCTAACTCTTTGTAGTTTTTACATTCAAGTTTCCAGTTAGATATAGATTCAGGTACAATAATATCTCCATCCATCATCCTCCGCTGGGCTTCAGTAAGAGTACAAACGCGAAAAACATTAGCGCCACCGGTATAAGCACCAGAATTAGGGACACGCATAAAGTTTTCATTGAAAATTTCACTTAAATGTTTAGCTACATCTCTTTCCCAGGCATTACCTTTAGCCTTAGCTTTACTTGGCATAAGAATATATATTATTTAGCCAGATCTTGCAAATTATATACTTTATTAACCGCGTCTAATGGTAGGTTTGAAGTCCAGTAATTGCCTTCATCTGCAGGATTTAAGTCCGGTAATTTGTTACGATCAATTGATAATAAAAATGCTCTACCTTTTTGTTTGCACTCAGTGAAAGCAAATCGACCGGCTAATTGTACACTATCAGATACATAACTACCTGTTATACCTTTACGTGTATTACCAGATCCTCTTGAGACTACTTTTTTATGCTTGAGTAGATTTTTATACTCTGCAGAAGACATACCCCTATAAACCTCATCTGGATTAGATTTAAGTTGAGCAATTTGATTAACTATATTTTCTTGATCTTCACCGTTAGGTGGCATGATCAAATAATCATGTATAGTTTTAGCTTCGTTTAGTTTTTTTTTACGCTTCTTTTTTATTTTACCTTTACGAGATATTGTTGCACCTAAAGCTTTAGGTAATCTCGCATCTCCTGGTGCATACGTATCGTCGCTATTATAACTAAATTCTGCATCACCTGCTAATCCTGCATCAGCAACTGTAAACTCGGCTAAATAAGCTTTATATAAGCTATCGTAATCCATATAAGTATTTATCACTATAGTTGCAATTTTAAATATTTTAAATAAATGGTTTGTAGAGACCGAAAGAAAACTATCTCAAAAATACTATAGTTGCATTTTATACAATATATGTATAATAAATTTATGGACGTTGATGAGATATTAGATAATTATACTAATGAATTAAAACCAGAGATTAATTTAAATAAGTTAAATCTCGGAGATCATCAATCCAAACTTCCTTCCTTAAAGCATAAATGGGCTGGTCGATATATTAATCATAAACGCAGATTAATTAAACTCAAAGCTAAGAAAAAAGAACTACGTAAAGAACTAACAGCTAAGTATATAGAATCTTCTCCAGTAAAAGTTAATATTACAATTGCAGAAAAATCTGTACAAAATAGTACAGAAATATCTCTAATAGATGATAAAATTGCAGAAGAGGAATTGATTCTGGAGTATTTAGAAAAAATACAAAATATAGTTAACAGTATACAATGGGATATTAAAAATTTAATAGAGCTTGAAAAGCTTGAAATGCAATGATAGATATTGTATTACATAATAATTTTCAAGCACGTATTTCTGGTACTGAACTAAATTTAATCAGAGAGCATTTTAGTGTTGAAAATAAAGCAGCTAACTTTCAGCGTAGACTAAGATCTAGATTTGTAAAAGATAGAGTTTATGCGATTACACCTAAAGGCAAATGTGATATAGGACTCGTAGGAGAAATTGTAAAGTACTGTAAAAGTAAAAGTATAGATTTCAACCTCAACGAAGATTTATTAAAAATATTATTTCCATCACTACCTACTGCAAAAGTAAAGTATAATCTAAAATTTGACTTAAGAGATTATCAACAAGAAATTGTAGATAAATGTATAAATGCAGGTCGTGGTACTATAGTATTAGCTACTGCTGGTGGTAAAACATTAACAATGGCAGGCCTTTTAGAATACTATTATCAAAATGTAAATAAATTTTTTAAGGGTCTAATTATTGTACCCGACTTAGGTCTAGTAAATCAAACTCATAACGACTTCAATGAATATGAAGTTAATTATACTCATTCAATTTGGTCTGGTAGTAATGAATTAGATACAAATACTAATATTGTAGTTGCTAATATGGGTATATTACAAAGCGAGAAGAGTGACACTAAATGGATACAAGACATTGATATATTAATCGTAGATGAAACTCATAAGCTCAGAAAAGATAATAAAATTAATAATATTATAAAGACAATAAAGACTAATCATAAGTTCGGATTTACAGGTACCCTACCCGACGAGCCTTTAGATAAGTGGAATATTTTCGGTAAAATTGGACCTCAACTCTATGAGAGAAAAGCTTATGAACTTAGAAAAGAGAATTATGTTACTCCAGCTAAAGTTCATATACTTGAACTTAATTATAAAGCCAAACAAACAGACATATACAATAAAGACCTACCAGTAAGCTTTTATTTACAAGAGGGGGAATTCATAAAAAATAATGAATATAGAAATGTTGTAATAAGTAAAATCTCTATGAGATTAGACAACAATACTTTGATACTTATTGATTATATTGAACACGGAGAGATACTTTTAGATTATATTACACGGTACTGTGAAAACAAAAAAGTGTTTTTTATATGCGGTGATGTAGAGGTAGAGGAAAGACGAAAGATACAGCGACTAATGGAGACAGAAACTAATATTGTTGTTATCGCTATATCTAAGATATTCTCAACAGGTATCAACATTAAAAATCTACACTATATTATTTTTGCAAATGGCGGTAAAGCAAAAATACGTATTATTCAAAGTATAGGCCGAGGCCTGCGCTTGCATAAAGACAAAAAGCAGCTTATAATATTTGATATCGCTGATAATTTAATATATGGTCAA